ATGCAAGATGTATAAGAGTTATTGATTTAGGAACACAAAGAAATGACTATCAAGGGCAAATCACTTGGAAAAGACAAGCATTGATAATTTGGGAATTGCCCCAACAATTAAGTAATGATGTACCAATGACAATCAGTAAGTTTTATACCTTGTCTTTACACGAAAAATCTAATTTAAGTATGGATTTAGTGTCTTGGCGGGGAAGACCTTTTACTGAAACTGAAAAGAAAGGTTTTGATATAACAAAACTAATTGGAATAACTTGTCAATTAAATGTAATGCACAATGAAAAAGGAAAAGAAAAAATTTCTAGTGTTATGCCTTTAGGCAAAGACGGAAAGATAGAAGATCAAATTCTACCTAGTATTTCATTTAGCATAGATGATTTTCAGAAGGGCCAAAGAGAAAGTTTCAATCAACTATCAGAAGGTATTAGAAAAATGATACTCCGTTCAAAAGAGTTAGACGGGATTGATACAAGCGATCTTGGTGATGAAGGGAACGGAAACGATTTAGGTAAAGTTCCGTTCTAATGAAACTTACAAATAAAAGTAATCTTCCCGAAGCAATTAAAAGGGCGGTTGAAAATGATCCTTATGATAGTAGCGGATCAGATATATCAACAACAAAATTGATAGCACCGCCCCGAATAAGAGTATTACAAAAGAGAAATTGGGATTCGTTAGAAGAAGATGTATCTAATAGAATATGGTCTTTGTTAGGTCAATCCGTACACCATATTATTGAAAGGGCCAAAACTAGAAAAGAAATATCAGAAAAAAGATTATTCTATAAAGATGACAAGATAACTAATGGTTGGACTTTAAGCGGTGCTTTTGATCTATTAAATAGAGAAGGCCATTTAATTGATTTTAAAACTACATCTGCTTGGGCCGTTGTTAGTGCTTTAAATGAAGGTAAGCCCGATTGGGAAAATCAACTTAATGTATTAGATTTTCTTTGTAGAAAAAATCCTAAAGAATTAATCAATTACAAAACTAAAATTAAAGTTAAACGATTATCTATTATGGCTATATTAAGAGATTGGTCTTTGGTAAAATCATATCAATCTGATAATTACCCAAAAGAACAAATAGTTATGATCCCTATTCGTAGGTGGTCAGAAGAAGAACAAGAAAATTATATTAGAGAAAGAATTAAGATACACCAAAATGCTGAAAAGGTATCTAAACTTCCTATATGTACTGCTACTGAAAGGTGGCGAAAAGAAGATAAATATGCCGTTATGAAATCGGGAAGGAAATCTGCATTAAGACTTCTTGATACAAGACAATTAGCTTTAGACTACCTTAAATCTCAAAATATGGTTGAAGGTGTTGGTTGTAGTATTGTTGAAAGAAAAGGTGAAGATGTTAGGTGTCAGCATTATTGTAATGTAAATAAGTTTTGTGATTATTTTATGAAAGTGAATTTTTAGTGCCTAAAACTCCCAAACACCCAGAAAAAGTAGTTAGACCTTTTGTCTATACCAATGATCCTTTAATAATGGATTTATTCCAAGAATTTGCTAAACGATCTGATAAAGGTATAGACAAATTTTGTAAGACTATGGTTGAAGCCGACAAGCCCATAGATGATTGGTTAAAAGATGTCCAAGAAGAATTATGGGATAGTCTTGTTTATATAGAAAAAGTCAAAAGAATACTCCGAAAATTAAATATTAAATAGAACAAACCAAGAACATAGTATATAATCCTATACTATGCTTAAATTTATACTATTTATACAAATATGCTATGCAGGGCAGGTATGTACTCCGCCTATGCTTAAAAGCGATATAAAGCCGTTTAAAGACTATAAATCCTGTGCTTTAGCTGGTTATCAAGAAGGTATAAATATAATAAAAAGTTTTAATGAAGATGAAGTAAATAAAGCTAGACCATTAGTTCAATTTTGGTGTCAACCACAAAAAGAAAAAGATGAAGAAGAAAAAATTAATACCTAATTCTAAAATTTCTTTAGATATAATATCCTTCCAAATCAATGAAATGCACAAAGATGTGGCTAAAAACACAAGAGATATAGAACAATTAAAACACCAAGTATCTATGGGAAAAGGTGGAATAAAAGCAGTTTTTGTGATAGGTTCTGTTATTGCCCTTGTATTAGGTGGCATAAAATTGTTTAAAATATGGTAAAAATATGATTGGATTATTGACAAAACTCTTACCTAGCGGAATCAAATTAGGTATGGAGATAATGAAGAACAAACAGAACACAAGAAGATTAGAAAGTGTTGCCGAAATGAAACATATGGAACGGATGGCAACAGGCGAATTAGAATACAAACAAGCTGTAATGCAAAATAATCAACAAGGATGGAAAGACGAGTTCGTTTTAATTTTGGTTTCCGCCCCCGTGATGTTGCTAATTTGGAGTATCTTTAGTGATGATCCAGAAATTATGGCAAAGGTAGAAAAGTTTTTTGAGTATTTCAATAATATGCCTTTTTGGTATCAAGCCTTGTTTATTGGTGTAGTTTCTGCTATCTATGGACTTAAAGGTGCAGATATAATGAAAAAACCAAAATAATGTATAACGATCTAAAAGAACAAGTAAAAGAACATGAAGGTTTTGTAGATACTGTTTATAAAGATAGTCTAGGTTTTGCCACAATTGGATATGGACATTTAGTTAGACCAGACGATCCTTATAAAGAAGGACAAACTTACACAAAAGAAGTATTATCTGAACAATTTGATAGAGATTTTGAAGAAGCCAAGAACAATGCTTTATCATTAATAGGTGATATTCCTTTAGTCTTCCAAGCACAATGTGTCATAATTGAGATGGTGTTCCAGTTAGGAATTGCAGGTGTTGGAAAATTTAAAGCAATGTGGAAGGCTCTTAAAGAAAACGATTACAACACAGCAAGTTTAGAAATGCTTGACAGCCGTTGGGCAAAACAAACTCCGAAACGAGCAGAAAAACTTTCAGCGATTATGAATTCTTGCAAATCTTAATATCTTTTGTTATACACTTAACAAGAGTATGTTAGTATTTGAAGAAATAATAATAAACTATTTAAAAAAAGACGAACATCCTATTATTCGTGATGTACATATTGATAATGGAATTGTTACATACATTGATCCAAAAGATAAGATAAAAAATTTGGAAGAATGTATAGAAGGAAATTAATATGTACAAAAGGATTTTAGTAATAAGTGACTTACATATACCATACCATCATAAAGACAGCTTCGCATTCTTGCGAGAAATTAAAAAAGAATATAAGCCTGATTTCGTGGTTAATATTGGCGATCTATTGGATTTTCATGCTATTAATATGCACACCCACGATCCTGACTTATATTCTGCTGGGCATGAATTAAAAGCGGCTAGAAAATATATTCACGAATTAGAATCAATTTTTCCTAATATGATTGAAGTAGAAAGTAATCATAGTAGTTTAGTATATAGACGAGCATTAAAATTTGGTATGTCAAGAGAATTTTTAAAAGACTATGGTGATTTTTTAGGTACAAAGAAATGGAAATGGACAGATGATCTAACTTTAAAAATGAGTAATGGACAAAAATGTTTCTTTACACACGGAAGATCAGCAGATGTTTTAAAGGTATCTCAAACAATGGGTATGTCTGCAGTACAAGGACACTATCACACCAAGTTCTTAATAAGTTATTGGGCAAATCCAGATAATCTTTTCTTTGCTATGAATGTAGGATGTTTAATTAATCAAAAAAGTCTTGCCTTTGCTTACGCAAAAAATTTTAAAACAAGATTTATATTAGGTAGCGGTATGATTATAAATGGCATACCTAAACTATTACCTTTAGTCTTAAATAATAAAGGTGATTGGATTAATAAATTAGTTTAAAAGGGCGATAATAGCAACAACTGCTATTGCTATACCAACAGCAATTTTAGGATTAGCTTTTGCTAAATCCCATACTTGTTTTATTTGTTTCATAGTTTTCTCCATTATTTCCATCCTATTGATGTTGCGTGAATTTTTGTTTCTTTTGAAGAAGCACTTTGATTATGTGTAGTAATTTTATAACACATTGAAGTACCACTTGGTTGTCCTGAAATATCTAAATCGTGGAAAGCTAAAATCTTTTTATTTGTTCCCCAAGTTCCCTCATCTACTAAAGTTCCTTGTGTAAAGTTTGCTCCACTATCTCTTGAAATCCAACCTTTAATATCTGTATTTAATGTTGCAGTTCCAGCTTGATTTTCCATTAACATAACCATATCTGCTGTTGTTGGAACAGACATAGCTGTTGTATCATTTGATTGTAAAACTAAATCAGCCCCTGCCGCATCTACTGTTGT